CCCGCAGGACGTTCTTCGAAGAATTTCAACCAATCGTTGAACTCTTTGTGAGGCATTTCCTCAATCAACCGATACACCGGTATCCGAAGAGTGTACGCCACTTCATACAACAGAAGTTCCTCTTCGGTCAGCTTCCCTTTCCCACCTTTTCTTTGTCGACGACACCCGAAAATTTCATGATCTCTTGAGACAACTTGGAAAGGTCGTCTATGGGAAATCCATTGAAGTCTTCGTCGGTCAAATCTTCGGCACCTTCCGCCGACATTTTGATCACCGTCTGCATCAATTGAAAATTTGCATTTTCGTCTTCACCCGCAGACTTTGCTTGTTCTTGGATTTCAAGAACTTCTGCCACACTGAGCTTCTTGATGGAAATCTTGGTGCCCATAAAATCAAACTTCTTATCGGGACGTTGTCCAACAAGGCCCTTCATGCCTTCTGACATATCACTCACCTTTTTATCAATCTGAATGGTCATTTAATTTGACCTGCATAAAAATTATCTCCATAAAGTGTTTTACCCATAAAGCAGTAAGCTTCAAAAGCCTCTTCTGCTGAATCATAATAACCTAAATGGATTCTTTTCTTTTCATAAGATATTTTAGCATTCCATTTCTTACGTGCTTTATGCCAAGAAATACCTTTAAAAGGAGCCGTACTATCACGTTTTTCTGAATTCATTTGATTTTCAGTTCTAGAAGCCAATCTTAAATTTTCAAGAAAATTATTACTTTTATTTCTATCAATATGATCTACAATTTTATCATCAGGAATTTTTTCATAATGCATTTCCCATATCAATCGATGTACTTGATAATACTTTTTAGAAATTCCTATTCTTAAATATCCAGTATTAGCCTTTGAACCAACTTGTAAACCAGTTTCTTTTGAATATAAATGACCATCTTGATATGTAAAAAGATTATTAATCATTTCTTTATTCATCATTCTCCCTTAAACTGATTAGAATTGTGTTTTTAAAAATCATCCAATTGCTTCCTCATGATGTGCAAAACGGAGAGTGTTTCGAAAACTTCGCGTGATTTTGGGCTGTCGCCGGCTTCACCGAATTCGGCAATACGTTCACCGGTTTTTCTGATACTGATGTCTATACTCTTCCGCATATGCTTTGCGGTGGTTCTCAGAACGTACCCCATGCTGAAGGGCGGATTCGCCAACTGCTGTTCTTTTGCCATAATGTTCTCTTGATTATTGGAAAGAGGATCGGCATTATGAGCCGACATCCTCTTCCGTATTGATTTATTAAGGATCGACGGTATATGCGCCGAAGAAGTCGGACTGAATCGAAACGGTCACTGTGGCCGTATTTGAATCGGTCAGCTGCGGATTGACCTGCAACGCTTCAATTTTACCGACCCAAAAGTATATACTATTTTCTTTGGTGCCGAGACCCGCCGCGCCGCCCACGCTGTCACTGTCATAATTGGTGGTGGGTTCTGCGTTCAAAAGAGTGAATCGGAATAAATGAAGTATGCCGTCACCGACCATGTCGCCGAGTTCCGTGCCGTCCGCCCAATCTGCGGCGACGTAGTTCAAAGTAAGTTCAATAGAAGGTGCGTCCGCCTGACCCTGGATCTGTTGTGAAGTCGCCTGACCGTATACGGGTACATTTACGATGTTGGGCGGTGTGCCCATCGAAGGAAACTCACGAACGTTTGTGATACGTACGTAAGTGCCCGCTCCGGGTGTGCCGCCTTGTGAAGCGATCTCGTCCGTGAAGGCATCCTTCAGTTCGGCTTCGGTGTCATAATTGGCTTCAAGAGACCAATCCTCACCTGTGCCGTCCGCGACCGACAAGTCGGAATAGAGACCTGCACCGATAGAAGCAATATGTGTCATTACAAAACTCCAAAATGGTTAAAAGGTATCGAATAAATAGATCTATGTAATGCGCTGTTGTCTTCGTCTGGACCCAAATGATCCATTGCACTGTTCATGAATTGTGTCACATTGTTTTGAACGGTGGAAAGACTCTTGCCCACTAAATAGTCATCCAGTTTATCTGCTATGATGGATGCCCTCTTGGGACCGTTTCCCGCAGACGTAAATATTTCTATGTTTAAAATACCCGAGCTGGAATTCAAATTTAGACCTTCACCATTTGGAATGGCCGTCATACGGATGAACTCATTACTGGAATTTACTGCCACAAAATTGTTCGGATACGTTTTTATATTTTCTGCTTTCCAAGATGCTCCATTAAACAGACTGAAAAGATCATTTTGTAGATCTATATATTTACCCATCAGATCTCCCGAAAAATTTCAGCTAAGATGGTGTAACCATCGTTGTTCAATTTCGGGCCGAATCGCCATGTGCCGTTGAGATGTGCGTCAACACTGTCGCTGAACGTCAACGATTCATACGAATTGACGTCTCCGAGATTTCTCGTTTTGAAGAGAACTTGACGTTTTATGGAATTGTGCTTACTTGACTTCTTATCATCTTCCACCACGACCACTTTAATGGGCAACGATTCTTCGCCGCTGTCCGCCGCTTTGTCTCCGGTGGAAAAGTCGAAATCGACATTTGAGCTTTTGTGCAATACACCATCTTCCGCCAAATCCTTCAATAGATTAAACGCCATCGTGATGTTGGAATCCACCAAAGTCTTATAACCCATCACCAAGCCCTCCACCAAAGATTCGCTCCTGCGTTGACCAATAAAGGTCTCAAAGAGCGTTTCACGTGCGAAGGAAACTTGCTGGGAGTTTTGACTTTCTCAAGCAACACTCGACCAACTTTTATGTTGGTCGCGCTGCCCGATTCGTCCAACAGTCCATCGTTGTTCAGCAAATGATATGCCAATTCATATGTGGCGTTCACCACACGAGTCGGAGTGTCTGTGTCGTCGAACTCAACATTGCTGCCTGTCTTGGGATCGAAATATATACCCACTCTTGGAAAGGCTAAACTCTGAGATTCATCCACGGCAACTCCGGTCCAGTTCATTTCATCCAATAACATGGTGGCGGTTACTAAGGCTTGTTCTTTTTGATCGTCGGTCGCATCATTCCAAGCCGCGACATCCAATCGATTCTCAAAATAGTCATCTGCCTCTGTCGCCGTGACGTATGAATTAGTACCTTTACTGAGTGCCATTAATGTTCTCCCTCAGCCGTGGAAGATCGGCAGAATACCCAATGACAGAGCAGAGGAAGTCTTACGGTCCCATACACCGGTGGTACTCTGGAGTGTTGCGTCGGCGGTCGAAGAAGCTGCGAGAGTCTGGATGGTTCCGCCCTGATTCGTGTAAGCGTACGAAGCGTCGGACGCAAACTCATCAGTTTCACCGACCCAGTCGTAACCCGCAGGATGTGCGATGTAGCCCCAACGATACCAGATTTCTGAAGTGCCGCCGCCGTGATAAGCGTTTGCGGTACGACCGATTTCTACGGGCATGGGCACAGTCAGAGGCTCCATTGCGATGGCACCCGGAAGTACCAGGAAGCTCGTCTTCAGAGTACCGTCGGCCGCGGACATGTCCACGCCGTCGCCGCCGTTCACGTCCGTGATCTCCGCGCCGGTAAAGTTCTGACTGGCACGAGTCGAAATCAGACGGAATTTACCACTGTAAATCGTCGAGAAATCGATATTGCCGTCGGTCACCTTGTCGGAATCGATCAAATTGGCGGAGCGTAAAGAAGCCATCGTCTGAGGACTCGTGATGAGATAAGCCCATTCTGGTTCATAATCTTTGAAAGCCATACCGAAAGCATTCAGGAACGTCTCACCGCGTTGTGCGCCCACGTAAGCAGGATTCTGGGTGGTGCCGGTGGCTGGCATGCCGACCGCATGCATCAGGGCAGTCGGGCCGATGTCCACATAAAAACCATACTTCTTTTCTTCAGGATCATTGGTCCATCCCTGACCGCCCAAGCCGTCCGCACCGGAACCATCCGCCGCGCCGTTCAGCATTTCAGAAAGAGCGACGCCCTTGAGAACCGCCATGATGGCATTATGTTCATCTTGTGCACGAGCTTCACCAAAGTCACGAGCAATCTTCGCAAGACCATCTTCTTGAGTAACAACTTGCTTCATGTTGATCTGTTCTGCACCGTGGGCCCGGACAGTCTTGACGTATTTCAGAAAGTCGGTACCGTAGGTCGAAGGTGTACCTGCCGTGTCGTCGGTCAGAGATGCGATATTGATCACCTGATTCACCGGCTGACGCCATCTCATCTGTCCTGTGAAAGTTTCGGTACCGGTGTCAATACCAGCATTTCCGCTGCTGACGATTCCTGTACCTGACAACTTTCGAGCGGCAGTGTAGGCTTCATCGGTGTACGCCGAAATAGCCTCCTGCAAAACATAACTTGTACCGGTTACATCTGATGCACCGGTCGTAAATTGTGTTGCGGGCATTAGTCATACCTTTTATCTATTGGCCTGGAAGTTTACCTTCTGAGGCCATTTTAAGAACTTCCGATTGTGGTAAGTCAAAAAGTGATTTCACTTTACCGCCGTCGGCCTGAGTTGTGGTGGCCGTGCTGCCGGTTCCGGTCGAAACTTTTTGTTCTAAAAGGAAAGCATTATTTTCATTTGCAGAATACGCAGTCACGTACTCCTCAATTGAAACACCGGTTTTGTGCACCCACAAACCAGCATCATTTTGAACGAGCTCCGCGACTATTTCTTTAAACGCCATATTTTGAGCATTCTTATTGCGCCACGCGACGGCACTGAGAGCACTTCGGAGGTCCACATCGCGAGTCAACTCAACGTTGCGTTTTTCCGTGGCTTCTCTTTTTGCACGTTCATCTGCAATTTCCTTTTCATAGGCATCTTTATGTTTACCTTCTTCTTTGAGACGGTCGATTTCAGCTTGCCTATCCGCCGCTTCTTTCTCAGCCAATTTCTTCACGGCCTCATCACGGGATGCATACGCAGCATCCAGATTTTCTTTCATGGGCTTTAAAGATTCTTCGACTTGAGCGGCCACAAGTTTCTTGATGGACTCATTGTCGGTGGCCTTGGTGTCGGTTACTTTTATGTCCCCAGCACCGCCGGTGGAACCTTCTCCACCAGTGTTGTCGCCATCGCCTTCACCACC